CTTGTTGTGTTTCCCATTTACCTGCAGCTTGAGAATCTTCTTTTAATCTAGTTTTAAAAACTTGTTGATATTCTGGTGAGTCAATTAATTGTTTTGCCTTACGACCAAACCTTACAGATAATTCAGTTGTGTTTGTAGATTGAATAATTTTTAATTTAGGATTTCTACCTACCATCCATGCAGGAAGTAGATAAGATGCAAACTCAGACTTAGTATGTCTAGGAGCCATATTAATAATTACACGTTTTATTTTTCCATTTGCAATATCATTAAATTTTTTTGCAACATCTTTATGATGTCTACCTTCAACAAAATCAGGCCATACGTGTTTTACAAAAGCCATAAAATCGTTTCTGATTTGAGACTCCTTTTTCTTCTCTTTCCATTTAGCCATGTACAAGGCCAGCTGCCTCTTTACATCAGGCGGCAACTTTTCAAATTTTTTTAATTTTTCTATGTCTATTTCCATATGGTACCAAAAAGTATTTTACGTCCTTGAGTATACAAAACTTGGCATAATGTCGCACCTACGGGACCCCTTTTTTGTTGACACTATATCTTGTATTTAAAATAATTCAAATTTCCAGATGATGTTGGTACCTCTATCGAGCGAGCGGGTGCGACATTTTGTCGCACCCTGTTTGTTTTTATTGACGAGGCTAGTCCAATAAAACCATGTAAGCATCTGCGTTGTGCTGTCTAAACCAGTTTAGATTCTCTCGAACCTTGTCCCAAAGTTTAGAACCACCCCAACCCAATTCCATATCTTCCTGTGTTGCCATATATTCATAATAAAATATAGCATCATGTCTCTTAGCCTCTTCTCTTGTTAGCATTACAGATTCACCTGTGAATCTGTTCTCTCTTTTGTGTGTTCTTTCTTGTGTCATATTTCCTCGCTTTGTTATGTGCCTATTATAGCATTAATAGGCACATAAGTACATTATCAACTTTGTCGCACCCTTGATTCGTCAACCTCTATTTTTGTGTCGTAGTATCTATGTCCCCAACTAGTATCATGCGGCTCTCTTTTGGGGTCATGAATAGGTGTTTCTTGACACTCGGTCCTCGGCGCAATGGCTATGATATCTCTTGCGTGTTTATTCCAAAAATCATTTTGACAATGATTACTGCAGAAGTAACCCCATTGATTATCTCTATTCCAATTAGTAGTTTTAATCTTACGAGTTCTTAAAACCTTTGAGCCTTTGACACCTCGCACTCGATCAACTGTATGTTTCTTATGGCACTCTGGTCCATGACACCAATTAAACTCACTCATCGTTAAAACCTCTCTTTCTTTTTTTCATGTAAGAATATAACTCGCCTAATTCTAAACTGTTGCAGTTCTCAATAAACTGAACGAGTTCTTCTCTCATTTCTTTTCTTGCTTGATAAACTTGTGCTTTGTTTTGGGATTGAATTTCTTCAATCCCATGTTTAGTTTGATCTGTCATTATTGTACCCTCTCATTTTCTACATCATAAATTATTGAGTAGTTTTTTGCAGTTCTATAATTGTCTGCCTCGATATCAAAATAAGTTAATAACTTATGCCCTTGCTTTGATATCCATTGTCTGCACTTGTCGTCCCATTTTGCTTTTCTAAATAATCTTTCGCCTTTATATTTTTCTGCATTCCATGTGACAGTAAAAGTGTCGTTGTTTTCTAGTTTCATATTTCCTCGCTTTCTTATTTATAGGACTATCCTATCATGGATAGCCCTATAAGTCAATGACTAATTTGACGCAGTTAATTGTTCAGCTAATAGTTTTTTAGCAATCGCAATTTTTTCTTCTCTAGTTTGTTCAACTTCATCTGTTAATAGTTCAGCTAAATTAGTCGGACTATAAATTGATAAAGCCATACTAGAGTGTGCGTCTAATATACTTTCATTTAAAACAACACCTAACTTATCAGCAAGTTCTTTCGCTTGGTCAAAGTATCGGTATGATTTTAAACCTAGTTTTAGTTTTTCCATTTTTTTATTTACATGGTCAAACATAGATTGATGAGTTCTTACTACTTCTTGTTCAGCAGTTTTAAAACTTTCAAACCATTTAAAAGTTTCATTATCAGCAGTAAACTTTCTTTGATGACAATAACTACTTCCAATAACCCAAAGTTTGAAATCGTTTTCCCACTCATCTTTAGGAAACATTTGAGATTGACTTACATCATTACGACTTCCAAAACCCAAAAATTTATCAACTGCACTTTCGGAATTGTAATAAGTTGGATTACGTTTTTCATAGCTTTCAATTTTGACATCATAATCTGCGTCAATGCCTTTTGCTTTCATCTCATCACGATAATAAGAAGTTAAAAAGTCTTTGTCCATATCGCCAAATTTAATATGAACATCATCAAACCTTTCTTCTTTTTCGCCACGATAGTTTTCCTCAATCTTTGGTGTATCAGTTTGAACATAGAAACAATTATCATGGTATAACTCGCCACCATTTCTTTCGCCATATTTATTAATCATAGAACGAATTGTATCTATATCCTCTTGAGGTTGATGAAATCTTACAAGTTGTTCAATCTTTATTTTAGCGATTGAACGCATATCATTGTAAGTTTCTTTTGCTTGTTGCCATGCTTTCTTAAATTTTGAATTATCTTCAAAATGTTGTTGAAAGACATCAGCAATCACTTTTCGCTTTTCTGCGTTAAGTGTTATACGTTTTTGTTTTTCCATATATCCTCGCTTTCTATATTTATATTACTAAAAAATTGTGGCGAGATTTTGTCTCGCCACAAAAATAATTTATGCAACTTCTTCGTTTAAAACTAGAGGTTGCTCTTTACTTGTTAAATACTGATCAACTTTATTTAAGTGATAAGTATGGTCTTTATCGTCATTCAACTGCTCGTAAGCTAAAAGATTTCTTGTAGCCTCTTCTAAAGTAAAAGCAGTATCTTTCATAATTGTATACTTGACACGACCATTTGGCCATTTGTCTTCTCTAATTACAAAAAATTTATTTTCTTGTTCTGACATATTTGTGTCCTCGCTTTCCTGTATAAATAAAATCAACAGGAATGTGAAAGTCTAAGTCGTCAATCAAACTTTCACTTTCCCAAATTTCTTGAGCAAACTTGAAAGATGATGGAACAACATTATATATTCCATTGTTGATTTTTATGTTTTCTTTTTTAACTTTCATGCTGACAGCATACTAAACAAATGTGGCAAGAATATGTCAAACCTTTGGTTATTATTGTCGCACCCTGGACAAATTGTCGCAGCGACAATTTGTTTCTTGACTGATCAAGATTGTCGCACCAGGGCTCAGGCCATACTTTTGCCACAATCCTATATTATTCTATATGCATAGTCTTCATTAGATTTTATCGACTTTAAACTATAAAATCGGGACAACACTGGGTTATGTGTCACACCGCATGTGCATGCCGTCTTCACATGATCCAGCCTGATCCCTGGTCTATTTCTGGAAGATAGCCATTGAGATAGACCTGGGATCAGTGCAATGCCCACGGCTGGCAGCCTGACTGATCGTCGGTCGACAAAAGAAAAGGATAGCTGGGTCTGGTTTGGTTAGTTTCCAGGCCCAGTGAAAAAAGGAAAAATTATTATGAAAGAAAAGCAACAAGCACAGAGTAACAAGCTGCGACATTTTGTCGCAGGACAATTTGGTAAGTTGACACAGTCTCAAGCATCAAGCGTCAAGCTGCGTCAAAATGTACAATGTTTTACGCCTGGTAGGCGTGTTAAGAATAGGTTCAGGAGGAAAACATGACAACAAAAAATAATTTACAAATAGTAGGCGGGCTGTCTAAGCCGTCTAAGATGCCTGGATGGGCGTATGGCCTTCCAGCACCTGAGTGCAAGACAGGCACAAAGTTAAGAGACATACCAGGCAGCACCTGCAGCGGATGTTACGCTATGAAGGGCTGCTACGTGTTTCCCGTGGTTCAGGCTGCACAATACAGGAGACTGGACAGCATAAAGTCAATTGAATGGGTTGACGCTATGGCCCAATTAATTAATTCAAAAAAATCAAAATATTTTAGATGGCATGACTCAGGCGACGTCCAGGACGAAGCACACCTTATGAAAATTTTTGAAGTATGCGAGTTAACGCCAGGCACCCAGCACTGGATGCCTACACGTGAAGCATGGGTTAAAAAATTTTTAGAGCACTGTCCAAAAAATTTAGTAATAAGATTTAGTATGCCAATGATTGACCAGCCTGCTTCAGGCAGCTGGCCTAACACTTCAACGGTTGTGAGCGGTGAAGGTAGAACCTGCCCAGCCCCTGATCAAAATAATGAATGCGGCAGCTGTAGAGCGTGTTGGGATCCTGAAGTTAAAAACGTGGCATATGGTAAACACTAGTGTGGCATCATCCTAAGTATTACAAAGAAATGGAAAAATTAAGAAAGAAGCTTGAGGAAGAGCTCAAGCGTCAAGCGTCAAGCAACAAGCAGAAAGGAACAAGCAATGGCAAGGAAAAGCAACAAGCGTCAAGCGACACTGATCAAGAAACTTCATGAAGCCTGGGCCTATGACAATGGCTACCAGTCTCAAGCTCCAAGGCACAAGCTGCGACAAAATGTCGCGCGGTACAATGCCACGGATTATAAAGTGTCAAGCGTCAAGCAACAAGCATCATAACCCTTGGCGCAAGGCTCAAGCTGCAGGCCCCAAGCAACAAGCTTCTGTATTTGTGCTCCTCTGTAAAGTTTTGGAAGGCTACAAGAGGCATCCAAAACTAGGATAAAAGTATTGTTGGGATGCTTTACATGAAAGGCTATTTGATGTGGAGAGAATTTAACTTTGTTTGTTTTTGTAACTTTAAGCTCTACAGTGAAAAAGTTACCAGAAGTATTATAGCCCAATAGATCGGGAGTACCAGGAAGGCTAAGGTTTTCAATCCTAATCCATGATATATTTTTAAAATTCTTCTTAACTTGTGCATAAAATTTTGTCTCAGGTTTCAAACTAACAGGCTACCCGATTTTCTTCAAAACTTTACCCATATTCCAAGTTTCTGCTTTGACTGTAAAGACTAGTCGGTGAGTTTCTCTATGTCCAATTAATTTATTTTCCATTAATTGTAAAGAAGCAATGTCATAAAATTTACCATCAGGTAAACAAACTTGGACTCTTGCATTACCAGCATGCAAGTTTCCTTTCATCATTTTATCTAGAACTTGTCTTAATAATAAACCATTCATAACTTTTTAAATTGGCGCCCCAGTATCCACTAAGTTAGGCATTAGTTTCGTAAGCCGAACGCCAACTAACCAAACAAAAGGAAAGTGTAATAAATACAACAATCATTGCTTTTGTATCATTGTTATGTTAAATGTCAAGGCATGGGTTTACCAAAAAAATTAACAGAAATGCAAATGAAATTTGCACAAGAGCTAGTCACCAATGAAGGTAGAAAGACTGGTACACAATGTGCAATAGATGCAGGTTATTCAAAAGAAGCTGCAAGACAGCAGGCTAGTGTATTACAAAATCCAAAATTATATCCACTTGTAGTAAAATACATAGGTGAACTGAGAGAAGAGTATCAGAAAAAATATGATGTAAACTTTGGTAGTCACATAAGAGAATTAGCTAAACTTAGAGATGAAGCTAGAGGTAAGAAAGCGTGGTCAGCAGCAGTCAATGCTGAAGTTGCGAGAGGAAAAGCGGCTGGTCTATATATAGAACAAAAGATAATCCGTACTGGTAAGCTAGAAGACCTAACGACAGAAGAACTAGAGTCGCGGATGAAACAAATAATTGACGACTACTCACCAATCCTAGATGATGTAGCAGTTGAAGAGATAAAAGAGAAAGTAAAAGAAGAACCGAAACAAGATACAGATAAAAATCTAACAAAAATAAATTCATTAAATTAAAATTTTTTCTAATTTTTTTATACAACCTTTTGGAAATACATTACGATCACTGAAAGATTCAAAGTGATTATCATAACTTGCAAACGTTTTTAAAACTTTAGAATCATTGTAAAAAACATATGCATGAGTTACCATTTCTGCAGGTTTCATGTCATTAAATTCATTTACGTCTGCGTGCCCCGCATCACCCAAGATATCCAACCACGTGATTTTGTAGAAGTAATATCTCTTCTTGTTTATGGTGCAGCTTCTGTACTTTGATTTTTTTCTAGTCATGGTTTTTTCTATAATACTTTTTTACAAGATTTTTTTAAAATAAAAATCAGTAAAAAACTTGGAAAACCTCCTTGGGAAATTGTAACCTTATGTAACCTCTATGTAACCCAATTGTAACCTCAATAAAGTCAATAAAATCAATACTAATAGTCAATTGTAACCTTGTAACCTCTATTTCTAACTTTTTTCAAAAATATTTTTAAAAAAATCTTGGTAAAAAGTATTATACATTTTTAAATTTATCCACTCTACGTAGCCATTCCCACAAAAAACGTTGAAATTCCTTGTCTTTTATCTCAAACTTCTGAAACATATTGTCTTTAGTGCACATTAGAATCACTCCAGACTGTATCTTTGTACCATAAACATAGTTATGAGCCATGGCGTATGCTGCCAGCTGCACGAAGTAATCTTCAATCCACTCTTTCCGTTTGGGTTTATTTGCCTGTTTAAAGTCTATGATAGCCTCTCTACCTTCATACACACCAGCCAAGTCAGTTGCACCTGCGTACAATCCTGGATAGTAAACAGTAATCTCACTACCCCATATTTCGTCCAAATGACCCCTGATGCCTGACTCTAGAATCGTGTTGGCCATTACCCCTGCCTGTTGCCCCAAATCGCTAAAATCAGCGTGTCTATGGCCCAGCAAATGGCATTCTATGATCCTATGCATAATTGAACCACGCTCCGCTGCTTCGTTCTTAATAGCTTCTGCCTTATTTTCGCCAACATTCTGCCTCCATTTAGACAAACTTGCCTTTTTTTCGTCAGATTGTGTAGCTTGCAATATAGTCGTAACAGATGGTAGTTTCGTATCACCTATCTCATAATGCCGCTGGTCATTAACCAAGGACCTAATTGATGTTGGATAATCAAATTGTTTATTCCATTTAATCATAATGCATTCTTCTCAGGTTCAAAAGATTTTAATACTTCAATCTTTTCTTGAGCGTCAGCTATTCGTTGCATTTGTTTATCTATCTCTTCAATAAACTGCGGGTGTTCTCCAATTCCGACTGAATTAGTCAAGTATATATTTATCGTGGCATCTGCTTCAGCTATTTCTGCTTCATATCTAGCTTGTAATGCGTCTATTAGTGCTCTTCTCATATTATTCCTTTTCTGTATTAGTTGAGGCCCATGAAGGGCCTCAATGTTTTAGTGTACTGACGGTTGTTCTTCAAACTCTTTATCTTCGTAGAATCTAGCTAGTTTAATTTTTTTACTAGCAACCAATCCTGCGTTATAAATGTTTTGGAACTGTGAGATATAGTCTTCAGTGGTTTGAGATCCAAGTAATTTGGCTCCCTTAGATTTCATGGCAGATTTAAATCTGTTGAAATCCCACTTCGGACATTTATCAGATATCATGTAGGCTCTGATAAATCCTCTCTTCATTTTTTTAGAATCAAAAACTATGTCATTGATATATTTCATCTCTGACGCGATTCTATCAAAACGTGTAATTCCTCCTACAGGAATCTTGAAGTTACCTTCCTTATAATCTGCAGATATATTTACATCTAAACCAACTCGGTTTAAAAATATACCAATCGCTTCAATTATAGGCATGTTATACTCTAGGACTTTTGATCTCAGCAGCAGATAATCTTTTCTCTGATATGTACAGTAGAAATTAAGATAATCTTCCATGTTCCATTGTGAACGATTAGAGTTTAACAACGCCATATCGTAGGCGTCATTAGACGCTAACACAATGTAGTAGATCGGCAATCCAAGTTCTTTTCTTGCCTGGAAAGTATGATGACCGTCCCTTATATCCATTTCTTTGGTTACAAGAATAGGTAATTTTAAATCTTTCACTGCAATAGCTTTTTTAATTCTATTAACGTGTGAAACATTCAAAGGTCTATTACCTTTTGTCTTTTTAAACTGTCCATAATTCTTTGTAACAAAGAAGTTAGACATTTTTTGTTTTTTAGACATGTACTTCCTTTTTAGTGTTTGGCATCGAACTTTATCACGTGTCGATGTTTAACGTTATTCATCTAATGAATCTCTTCTTCGTGTTTTTCAATCTCACCTTCTGATTGACAATTCTCACACTGCTGCACGGTCACGATCACTGGCTGGTCGTTCTCGTCGTAGCCCGTGGACCTCAGATAACCGTTTCCACGGCACTTTGGGCATATAACCTTTTTCACTACTTTCCTCCATCTTTTTAAATGTTTCTTTTATTTTTCTTCTTATTAAGTTGTGATCAAAATCTGCATAATGACAAACTGTGGCAAAATCTTGATTTGGTTCTGTGACATAAAGTATTTCAGTACATACTTTACCTTCCCAAAATTCTTTGTTTTCTAATATTCTTGTTTTCTTTTTTATTGCATCTTCAATTGCAACGGACAAGACTGTTCTCCACAAAGTAATAATTGGATCTTTTCTTCGAGCCTGATGATAATCAACTGTCTTTAGATCTTGAAAGTTTCCCATTTAATTTTTTCACCTTTTCATTAATAATTAATTCTAAGGCTTTGGCCCTAGATACTTTTACTGTTGGCACAATCACATTGCAGATTTTGTCTAGTTTACTGCAAGCTTCGTGTGACAACGCCACCGATTTATATTTACTTATATCTGTCATTACTATACACTCCTTTATTACTTTATATAATTTAATATATAGGATTTTTATATTTTTTTACAAGGCTGTCAATGAAATTTTTATTAACTTTATACATATGCACCAGCGTAGGGAACAGTTGTTTAC